TCCGGTTCCGCCGGCGAGCTGGGCACCCTGGCGCGCAGCCTGGATGCCATCGCCGACCAGGCATCGCCCGTCACCGTCGTGGTGCGCGTGGAAGAGGGCGCCGACGAGGCCGCGACCACCAGCAATATCATCGGCGGCGTGAGCCCCACCGGCGAGTACCAAGGCATGAAGGCGCTGCTGGCGGCTGAGGCGCAGCTCGGCGTCAAGCCGCGCATCCTCGGCGTGCCCGGGCTCGACTCGCTGCCGGTGACCACCGAGCTGGTGGCCATCGCCGAAAAGCTGCGCGGCTTCGCCTACGCCAACGCCTACGGCTGCGAGACCGTCAGCGATGCCATTGCCTACCGCGCCGGTTTCGGTGCGCGTGAGCTGATGCTGATCTGGCCGGACTTCGTTTCCTGGGACACCGTGGCGAACGCCAATGCACCGGCCAGCGCCATCGCCCGCGCCCTGGGCCTGCGCGCCAAGCTGGACGAGCAGGTCGGCTGGCACAAGACCCTGTCCAACGTGCCGGTCAACGGCGTGTCGGGCCTCTCCAAGGACATCTACTTCGACCTGCAGAACCCAGCCACCGACGCCGGCCTGCTCAACGCCGACGAGGTCACCACGCTGATCCGCCGCGACGGCTTCCGCTTCTGGGGCTCGCGCACCTGCAGCGCCGACCCGCTGTTCGCCTTCGAGAACTACACCCGCACCGCCCAGGTGCTGGCAGACACCATGGCAGAGGGGCATTTCTGGGCTGTGGACAAGCCCATGCACGCCTCCCTGGTGCGCGACATCGTCGAGGGCATCAACGCCAAGTTCCGCGAGCTCAAGCGTGGCGGCTACATCATCGACGGCCAGTGCTGGTTCGATGAGGCGGCCAACGACAAGGACACCCTCAAGGCCGGCAAGCTGTTCCTGGACTACGACTACACGCCCGTGCCGCCGCTGGAAAACCTGCTGCTGCGCCAGCGCATTACCGATCGCTACCTGGTCGACTTCGCCGCCGGCATCACCGCCTGACCCCATTGACCCGCGCGGCCCCGGCCGCGCCGTAGGAGAGCCCAGCCATGGCCCTGCCCAAGAAACTCAAGCACATGAACCTGTTCAACGATGGCAACAGCTACGTTGGCCAGTGCAAGTCCGTCACCCTGCCGACCCTCGGCCGCAAGTTCGAAGACTGGCGCGGCGCCGGCATGGATGGCCCGGTGAAGGTCGACATGGGCCACTCAGACGACGGCATCCAGATCGAATGGACCCTCGGCGGCTGGGACCTGACCGTGCTGCGCCAGTTCGGCGCCGTGAAGGCGGACGGCGTGATGCTGCGCTGGGCCGGTTCCGTGCAGCAGGACGACACCGGCGCCGTGACCGCCGTCGAGGTGGTAGCCCGCGGCCGGCATGAGGAGATCGACTTCGGTGACGCCGAGTCCGGCGAGGACACCGAGCACTCCATCACCACCACCTGCACCTATTACAAGCTCAGCGTGGACGGCAACGTCGAAATCGAGATCGACCTGCTCAACTTCGTTTTCATGGTCAACGGCGAAGACCGCCTCGCCGAGCACCGCAAGGCTATCGGCCTGTAATCCCGGCGCCGGCACCTGGGCTACACGGTTCTTTGATAGTGAACCGTTGACGCCCAGGCACGCCGGGGCTATCGTTCGCACGTCGCTGCAAAATCAGTGACACGGGTTTGGTCACCCGTAAAGCAGAAGGCGCACGGCGCCGTTAAGGCGTTTTTTTGTGCCCGCGTAATGGCGGGCCGTGCGTGGGAGGGCTTCGGCCCTGCCGGGTTCCTTTTGCCCCGGTTGACCAACCCGCGCACGGTTCGCCTCCATTGTTTGGTCACGATGGTGGCGAACTCCAACCAGCAAAAGGAGTTCCACCATGATTCTGTGCACCCTCGATCGCCTCGCCGCTCTGCATGCCCACCTCAGCCCGCTGCACGGCGCCGAAAACGCCCTGCTCAAGGCCAGCCACTTCGATACCAAGCTCGACGAACTCGACGCCATCCTGGCCGACCTCAAACGCCTGCGCGATGTAAGCATGGAGCTGAGCTGCATTGACGGCGCAATGGCGATGCTGCTGCAGTTGCTCGATGCGGCGCACAACAAGCAGCTCGACGGCGACCACCTGCATTGTCTGCTGCAGCCGCTGGTAGGCAAACTCACTGCCGCCGGACGGACCCTCGACGAAATCCTCTGAAGGAGCACAGCCATGAGCGCCGCGCAGCAACTGATCCCCGTTCCCTTCTATGGCGACACTGTCGTACTGGTCGGGCATGACAATGAGCCGTATGTGGCGATGAGGCCGATCGTCATCAACATGGGCTTGGACTGGAATGGGCAACGCATCAAGTTGCTCGAGAAGTTCGGCTCAACCGTAGAGGAAATCTCTACGGTTGCCGAAGATGGCAAATTGAGAGGCATGGTCTGCCTACCGCTGAAAAAACTCCCCGCGTGGCTCTACTCGATCAGCCCCAACAAGGTGAAGCCCGAGCTGCGCGACAAGATCGTCCGCTACCAGAACGAGTGCGACGACGCGCTGTGGGATTACTGGACCAAGGGCAGCGCCACGCGCCCCGGTGCCCAGCCCGTTAACCAGCGCATCGCCATGTCCCGCCACCGCTTGGCCCTGGGCAAGGAGCTGTATCGCACCCGCGACCCTCAACTGCGCGTGATGATCCACCAGCAACTGGACGAGGTATCCCGCGCGATGGGCCTGCCGACTCCGCCGCTGGACAGCATTGGTATCGCGGCTCCGGCCGCAGCGGATGTGCTGGCCGACCTGTGGGCCGCACTGGCTCACCTGGACGGCTGCGGCGTGGACTACAACCACGCCTACGACGAACGCCTGCTGGCCATCAACTTGCCGCATTTGGCCAGCGTGCTGCGTGACAACGGCTACGCGCTGCGCTTCACCCGTGAAATGCGCGACGCCATGCGCTACAGCGCCAAGCCGCGCTTCGTTCGCCACCGCACCGAGTACAGCAAACTGACGGAGAAGGGCGTCAAGTGCTGGGTGTTTGAACGGCAGGCGAAGGGCTGCGATGAATGAAGCCCGCCAAACTGCAGGAACTAAAGGGCCCAATCATCATCGGCCATGTCTGCAAGGACTGCCTCAAGCTATACATACGCTCGCCCGCTGGGCGCAAAGCGAAGGCGAAACGCGAGGATGGCGGCGCGTGGGGGAAGGGGCGCTGGCCCGAGCATGTCTATTCAGACTCGCCAGGGCCGCGTTGCTCATATCACCTGACTCAGCGCCGCTCGGAAACCGGCAATCGGCGAGCTGCAAAGTTGCAGGCGACACCTATATGGGCTGATCGGGCCGCAATGCGTGCGGTGTACGCGCAAGCGCAAGCGCTGGAACAGGCCAGCGGCGTCCGGCATGAGGTCGACCACATCGTCCCCCTTCGCGGGCGCAACGTGTGTGGCCTTCACGTCCCAGCCAATCTCCAGGTGCTTAGGGCCAGCGATAACCGCAAGAAATCGAACCGCCACGACTGACGTCACCCTGTAGCAAATGGCGCTACACGGCAGGCGGCTGGTCCCGCGCGCGCGCGAAAGGCACCTTGGGCAGCACTTACAACCCAAGGAGCACACCCATGTCTGTAGAACCCGCCGCCACCCCTCAAGAAGCAGCCGCTGAAAACCCCAACGAGCGCACCGTCGAGCTAGACGGCGCCATCGTGCGCGGCAGCCAGACCATTACCAGCATCACCCTGCGTAAGCCGATGGCCGGCGAGTTGCGCGGAGTTTCCCTGGTCGAGCTGATGCAGATGGAAGTGCTCGCGCTGCGCAAGGTGCTGCCGCGCATTACCACGCCGACCCTCACCGATATCGAAATCGGCCGCATGGACCCCGCCGACCTGCTGCAGTGCGGCGTGGCGGTTGCCGGTTTTTTGCTGCAGAAGTCGGCGAGGGAGGCATCCCTCGACGCGTAGAAGACGCGATGGCCGATATCGCCATCGTCTTTCACTGGGGCCCAGCGGAGATGGAACCGCTGGGCCTCTCCGAACTGATGGAATGGCGCGAGCGCGCCCGCAAGCGTGCAGAGGTGAAGCATGGCGCGTGATCTGAAGCTGGAGGTCGAGCTGGGCCTGATCGACAAGGCCCTCGGGCCGATCAAGGCGATCACGCAGGGTAGCGGCAAGCTGGCTAAACAACTCAAGGCCAGCCGCGACCAGATGAAGGAGATGAACCAGCAGCAACGGGACATCGCCGCCTTCCGCACCGCCAACATCGAGATCGCCAAGCAGACGCGCGCGATGCGCGACCTGCAGACCAAGATGCGTGGCCATACCGAGGCGCTGGAGCAGCAGCGCACCGCGCACGTGAACCTCAAGGGCAACCTGAAGTCCGCGCAGACGCAGTACAACAAGCTGTCCAAGGCGCTGATCGACGGCAAGGGCAACTCCGCCGGGTTCCACCGCGAGCTTGAGAAAGCACAGATCAAGCTGCAATCCGCCCAACAAGCGTTCACCCGCTCATCCGCTAGCATTAAGAAGTACCAGGACCGCGTTCGCGGAGCAGATGCCCAGCTTGATCAACTGCAGCGGCAACACAAGACCAGCCAGACGACACTGGGCACGCTCAAAACCAAGCTCAACGAGGCTGGGATTGGAACTGATGGGCTAGGCAAAAAGGCGCGCCAACTTCGCACCGAGCAGTCGCGGCTGAACGACATTCTTGAGCAACAGCGTAGGAAACTGGCCGCGGTTACTAAGCAACAGGAGCGCCTAGCCAGAGCCAAGGCTCAATATCAGAAGGACCAAGGCCTTGCTGCGAGCATGGCCGGCGCCGGCGCGGCTGGGGTCGCAACGGGTACGGCGATGCTTTATGGCGGAGCGCGCATGGTCGCGCCTGGCATCGAATACGGCGCTCAGATGAGCGAGCTGCAAGCGGTGACGCGGCTGGATAAGTCCGACGAGCGTTTCAAGATGCTCAAACAGCAAGCGCGTGACTACGGAGCATCCACGGCTTTCAGCGCAACAGAAGTGGGCGCCGGGCAAACCTTCCTGGCTCGCGCGGGATTCACGCCAGAGGCCATCGAGGCCTCGATGCGCGACGTGCTCAACCTTGCGCTGGCCAACGGCACCGACCTTGCCCGTACGGCGGATATCGCCTCGAACATCAGTAGCGCCTTCAAGATCGATCCCGAGGTCGGCGGGAATATCACCCGAGTCACAGACGTATTGTCCGGCGCAGCGGCGCGGGCAAACGTTGACTTGGAGATGCTCGGCGACACGATGAAGTACATGGGGTCAGCAGAGGGCCTTGGATTGTCGCTTGAGCAGGCCGCGACCATGGCCGGCCTGCTGGGCAATATCGGTATTCAGGGAAGCCAAGCTGGCACCACCATGCGCGCCATGCTCAACCGTTTGTCCGCACCGGCGAAGTCAGCCCAGAAGTCGATTGACGCTTTGGGGCTGAAGGTTGGTGATGCCGCCGGCAACATGCGCGCCCTGCCGGATATTCTCCAAGACGTGGCAACAGCCACTGCAAATATGGGCAACATCGAGCGTGCGGCCCACCTGAAGAACATCTTCGGCGAAGAAGCCGGTTCCGGCATGGCTGAACTTGTTGCGCAGCAAGGGGCTGGTGGGCTGTTGAAGCTGCTGAGCGAGATGCAAAACGTTGCTGGTGAGAACGCCAGAATGGCCGCTACCCGCGCAGATAACGTCGACGGAGACCTCAAGGGCCTGCGCAGTGCGTGGGAAGAGGTCGGCATCAGCATCACCGACGTAAACGAAGGCCCGCTGCGGGAATTCATTCAAAGTCTCACAAACGTGGTTCGCGGCGTGGGTGAGTGGATCAAGGCGAACCCCGCTCTGGTCGCGATGATCGTCAAAACCGCCGCCGGGCTTGGCATGTTGGTTGGTGGCATGGGTGCGCTGGGCGTGGTACTGGCCAGCATCCTTGGGCCGATTGCCATGATCAAATACGGCATGGCTCTACTCAGCGTCGCTACCACCGGAGCACTATGGCCAATCCTTGCGATCATCGCTGCGGTTGCTGCACTAGCCGTTGCCGCCTATGTCATCTACCGCAACTGGGACAAGGTCGGGCCGTACTTTGAGGGGCTGGTGAGCTGGATCTCCGGCGTATTCCGGAATGGGACAGCGCAGATCATCGGTTTTTTCACCGCTGCCTTCAGCCAGATCGCGGGCTTTTACCAGTCAGTGATGGACGAAATGAAAACCGCCGTGTCGGGAGGATTGACCGGGGTAGGCTCGCTGATCCTCAACTGGTCGCCCCTCGGTCTGTTCTACAGCGCCTTTGCCGGTGTGATGGGCTACCTGGGAGTTGAACTGCCGGGCAAATTCACTGAATTCGGCGGCATGCTGATGCAGGGCCTGGTCAACGGCATCAAGAATATGGCCGGCGCGGTCAAGGGCGCCGTGGTCGGCGCGGCGGACAGCAGCATCGGCTGGTTCAAGGAAAAGCTCGGCATCCACAGCCCGTCGCGCGTGTTCGCGGAGCTGGGCGGCTTCACCATGGCCGGCCTCGAGCAGGGCCTGCAGGCCGGTGAACGCGGCCCGCTTTCGCAGCTGACCGATACCGCCAAACGGCTCACCGCAGCAGGCGCGATCGGCCTAAGCGCTGCGGTCGGCGCCATGCCGGCAGCAGCAGAGCCGGTGGCGTTCGATTCCCGCCCACCGCTTGCCGCCCGTGCAGCTTCGCCATCCGCAGCCCAAAGCATGCCGGCGCCGATCACCGTGCACATCCACACCGCCCCCGGGCAGGACGCCAACGCCATCGCCCGTGCCGTCGCCGCCGAGCTGGACAAGCGCGAGCGCGAGAAGGGCGCCCGTGCCCGCTCATCCCTATTCGACCAGGAGTAACGGACCATGATGATGGCCCTCGGCATGTTCGTCTTTTCGCTGGAGACCCTGGCCTACCAGGAATTCCAGCGCCAGACCGAATGGCGCCACGGCTCCACCAGCCGCATCGGCACCAACCCGGCGCGCCAGTACCTGGGGCGCGGTGATGACAGCATCACCCTGCCGGGCGTGCTGCTGCCCGCGCTGGCCGGCAGCCAGCTGAGCTTGGACGCCCTGCGCACCATGGCCGACACCGGCAAGGCGTGGCCGCTGGTGGAGGGCACCGGAAAGATCTACGGCACCTGGATCATCGAATCCTTGAGCGAGACGCGCACGCTGTTCTTCCGCGACGGCCAGGCCCGCCGCATCGAGTTCACCCTCACGCTCAAACGCATCGACGATGGCCGGGTGGATCTGCTCGGGAGCGCCATCGCCGCCGGCGGCAACCTCCTGCGGAGGCTGCTGTGATCGAGGAACTGCTCACCCAGGGCAAAGGCCTGCTCGACCAGGCCAAGGGTTACGCCCAGCAGGCCGCGGACAAGTACCGCGACGCCACTGCCTATCCGCAGCCGATCTGCCGCGTGGTGGTCAACGGGCAGGACATCACCAGCGCCATCGAGCAGCGCCTCATCAGCATTGAACTCACCGACAACCGCGGCATGGAGGCCGACCAGCTCAGCATCAGCCTCAGCGACCACGACGGCCTGCTCGCCATCCCGCCACGCGGCGCCGTGGTGCGCCTCTGGCTCGGCTGGCATGACACTGGCCTGGTGGACAAGGGCAGCTACACCGTGGACGAGGTCGAGCACAGCGGCGCGCCGGACGTGCTCAACATCCGCGCCCGCAGCGCCGACCTGCGCGAGGGGCTCAAGGCCAAGAAGGAGCGCAGCTGGAGCGGGCAGACGCTCGGCGCCATCGTCCAGACCGTGGCGGGCGCCTACGGCCTGAGCCCGGTGATCAGCGCGGCGCTGTCGGTCATACAGCTCGCCCAGGTCGACCAGGCCAATGAATCCGACGCCAACCTGCTCAGCCGCCTCGGCCAGCAATTCGACGCCATTGCCAGCATCAAGGCCGGGCGCCTGCTGTTCATGCCGGCCGGCAAGAGCGTTACCGCCAGCGGCGCCGCGCTGCCGCACATCACGCTCACCCGTGCCGACGGCGACAACCACCGCTACCTGCAGGCCGACCGCGACAGTTACAGCGGCGTGCGCGCCTATTACTACGAGCTCAACAGCGCGGAGAAGAAGGAGGCCATCGCCGGCGGCGGCGACAACCTCAAGGACCTGCGCCACACCTACACCGACCAGGAGGCCGCCCTGCGCGCCGCCCGCGCCGAGTGGTCCCGCCTGCAGCGCGGTACCGCCACGCTCAGCTACACCCTGGCCAAGGGCCGCCCGGACCTGATCCCCGAACTCACCTACAGCCTGATCGGCGTGAAGGCCGACATCGA